TCCTCCACTCTTCGTCACTGGCTCCTTGCGTACCTCTGCGGGTACGCGGCGTCACCACTTCCTCGATTGGCGAAAAACCGCCTGATAATCATTCCAGAAAAACTCATGTCGACACGCCCTAGGCTTACTCCGTTTTCTTTTGCGTTTTCTAACAGCCTATAGTGTAGTTCTTTAGGTACTCTCAATGATATTTTGCCGCTGCACTCCCGAAAAGCCCTTACTGCTTCAAGCGGCGTTGTCGTATGGTCTGTTTCCGCATCAATTTCCGCCAACATCTGCCTATCCCACTCGTCCGGCTCAACTTCCGGCGCTCCTGCAAGGCGCTTCTCGAAATCATTAAATGTTAATTTATCCATACCTGTCACCCCTTTTTATACACATCTCCACGTGTGTCAATCTTGGTTACAATTTATCATATATAACTTCATATATCAAGATTTTTATTTGATGTACAACAAAAAACCCGCTTATATCAATACATTCAGCGGATTTATCGCGCTTCTAAAAATGCCGTGTTTGGGTTATGGATGTATCGGGAGGTGAACCGCCGTCGGGCGCGTCCGCCGAACTGAACGCGCTGTTTATTGCCGATGCCGCGCCGGCGCCGTCTTCCTCGTCCGGGGAGATAGCGTCGTGCTCTTCGGGGTCGTTGTTTACCCTTCTGAGCGAAACGGCCTTCATGTACAGGTCGATGTCGTGCCTGGCCAGGTATTTGTGATCCCGCAGGGGTACGTCGTCGCCGTTCATGATGCGCATTGCTATCTTGAGCAGGGTTATTTTCTTGTTCCAACTGTCGGCCCCGGCGTCGGCCTGTTCCCGGGTTTCACGCATTAACGAGAAAAATTCCTCCATGCGCTGCCTCATTTGCTCGAGGGCTTCCTGAAACTTGCATTCGTCGGCCTGCGGCGATATTGTCAGCGTGACTTCCTGATCGTCCGCCGGGGCTTGGTTCGCGCGCCGGGGCTTGGCATGTGTTTTGCCGTTAACGGCTCTTGAATGGCTTGTGCCGGACTGGGGTGTCGTCAGAATTTTTGCGTTCATGGGATCACCTCGGTTCAAGAATTATCTGCGCTTTGGATTGTCTGACCGGCCGACAAGATAGTCTACAGAAACATCGAAGTAGTCGGCTAAGGCAATGAGCGTATCGGAAGAAGGTACACTCTTCCCAGTAGACCATTGATGGACAGATTGCTTGGTGATATTTAGCGCTTTGGCTACATCAACCATAGTTACGTTAAGTTCCCATCTTAGAATACCTAAACGCGTCGAAAAAATATTTCGATTTATCATAAAAACCTCTTGACAGTCAGTAGAAAAATGACTATACTAATATTGGTCAGTTTTTGCTTCACTATTAAGAAGGGAAGGACTCCTCTTTCTCTTGATATTAACATGCTCCTAATCTAATGTCAATGAAGGATGATTACGTATGAAAAGCGTTTTGGAAGAGTTTGCCTCCGGCAACATGTCACCGGACGTAGTCTATCACAGAAAAAGCTCCCCTCAGTATAAAATTATCACAGAAGCTTTGAGCGGCTGCGAAGCTAAACTGATGTCCGCGCTTGACGACGAACTGAAAGAAACCCTTAATCAGCTTATCGAGGCGCAGATGGAGTCTTCCACTATTGAAGGAATTGATAGATTTATCTGCGGCTATCGCCTGGGCGTTCTCATGACGATGGAAGTGTTCAACGGAATGGACGGCGAATGATTTCATTGTTTTGCGCGTAAGTGTGTGGTAGAGTGTATGATGTAATAAATTTTCAGGATGGAACCCGGGCGTGATTGGCGCTCGGGTTTTATATTGAAGGAGGTGTGCGGCAACGCGGCTGTGGATGTTTTGAAGGTGATTGCGCCGCCTTTTCATGGCGTGCACGCCGATATCGGGGCCGGCGGGCACACGCACTACTGGCTGAAGGGCGGGCGCGGGAGCACGAAGTCGTCGTTTGTGTCCATCGAGATTATATGGGGGATTATGCAAGACCCCGACGCCAACGCCGTGGTGATGCGCAAGGTTGGCAAGACACTGCGGCAGAGCGTGTACGAGCAGATGCTGTGGGCCAGCGAGCTCTTTGGGCCGGAGGACTGGAAGCCGGGGCTTTCGCCGCTGGAGCTGACCTATCTGCCCACCGGCGGGAAGATAATATTTCGCGGCGCGGACGAGCCCCGGAAGCTCAAATCGACCAAGTTCAAGCAGGGGTACTGCAAGTTCGTGTGGTTCGAGGAGCTTGAGGAATTCCGGGACATGGAGGAGATCAGGTCTGTCACGCAGTCACTGATACGCGGGGGCGACCGGTTTGCGGTGTTTTACTCGTTCAACCCGCCCAAGTCGCGCAATAGCTGGATCAACCGGCAGTTGGACGCGCTTGCCGCGGGGGACGCCGCGGACGTGCTTGTCCATCACTCGACATATCTTGATGTGGACAGCGCGTGGCTGGGGGAGCAGTTCGGCATAGAGGCGGAACAGCTTCGCAAGATTAACCCCACGGCTTACGCGCACGAGTATCTTGGCGAAGTGACGGGCACGGGCGGCGAGATTTTCGAGAACTTGCAGCTTCGCCAAGTCAGCGACGAAGAAATCGCGGGCTTTGAGCGAGCGCTGGAGGGCGTGGACTGGGGATTCGCCACCGACCCGTTCGTGTGGGTGCGGCTGTCGTATGACAAGACGCGGCGAGTGCTGTATATCTTCGACGAGATTTACAGGACGGGGCTGTCGAACAGGGCGGCGGCGGAGATGATTCTGGAGCGCGGCGGGAGCGGCGTGATTGCCGACAGCGCCGAGCCCAAGAGCATCGCCGAATTCAACGAGCTTGGCGTGCGCGCCAGGAAGGCGGCCAAGGGGCCGGGGAGCCTGGGCTACGGCATGAAGTTCCTGACGCTGGAGGTGGCCGAGATTGTGATCGACCCGCGCCGCTGCCCGCATACGGCCCGCGAGTTCAACAATTATGAATATGAGCGGGACGAGAACGGAGTCGCTTCGGACGCGTACCCCGATAAGAACAACCACGCCATCGACGCCGTAAGGTACGCGCTGGAACCGTATATGAAGGCCGGCAAGAGCGGCGGCGTCCGGTTTGTGAAGGGATTGTGATGCGGTGCTGTATAATTTGGATTTTCTCGAGGAGGGGCAGGCCTGGCCGCCCCCGGCGGAGGCCGGGCGGCTTGAGCGGTATGCCTTGAATCGGGCGGTGTTCGAGGGAGAGCACGCGGAGGTTTACCGGGAGCAGTTCCGGCGGATCGAGCGCGTTATCGGGAATTTTGACGAGGTTGTGTCGTATCCCGTCGTCGTCAATTTTCAGAAGCTGATGTGCATCAAGTTCGCGGACTTGCTTCTTGGCGAGGCGCCCAAGATATCGGCGGTGGGGATGGAGGAAGCCGTGTCGCGGATGATCGCGCGCTCGAATCTCTTCGGCAAGGCGTACGAAGTGGCCATTGACGTCAGCCGGTACGGTACGGGGCTGTTCCTGCTGTACCGGGATGAGGACGGGCTCGGCGTGGTGGATATTACGCAGCCGTCGTGCTGGTTCCCCGTGGTAAGCCCGGACAATATCAAGCATGTTACTCATCATGTGCTGGCCGTGAGCTATTCCGAGGGCGAACAGGAGTACTTGAAGGCTTTGATACACGAGCGCGGATACGTCACCACGCGCCTGTACGAACTGGATGGCGGGGAGCTTGGCCGCCTTATAAGCGAGGACGGCCCGGCGGCTACGGGGTTTGACGGCTTTGCCGTGCTGCCCGTTCACAATGTTCTGACCAGCGACAGGCTGTTCGGGATTGACGACTTTACCGATATCGACAGCATTGTGGCGGAAATAGAGGTCAGGCTGGCCCAAATTTCGCGTATTCTTGACAAGCACTCCGCGCCCACCATGACCGGCCCCGGGTCGGCTCTCTCAGACGACGGGCACGGCGGACTGACGCTGAAAACCGGCAACTATATCGTCAACGACGCGTTCATGGACGGCAACAGCGGAGACGTCAAGTATATCACATGGGACGCTCAGTTGGAGTCGAACTTCAAACAGCTTGAAATGCTGATTAACTTCCTGTACATGATGTCGGAAACCGGCGCGACCCTGCTTGACAACAACCTGAGCGGCGGGCGGGCCGAGAGCGGCACGGCTTTGCGCCTCAGGATGATGTCGCCGCTGGCGAAGGTCAACCGCATACGCGTGAACTTCGACCCCGCGCTAAAGACCGCTGTGGCGGAGGCCGTACGGCTTGGCTGGGGCTGCTCGCTTGAACCGTCGCAGGTGAATATTATCTGGGAAGACGGGCTGCCCGACGACCCGCGCGAAAGCGCACAGATAATGAATATCAGAACGGCGGGGCGGCCGACCATCAGCCAGCGCCAGGCCATAAAACGGCTGGACGGCGTTGACGACAGCATGGCAAACGAAATTATCAACGAAATTTTAGAACCTGTGGTCAATACCCGAAATGCCGACTAGAAGAGGCGGTTATTTGCCAATCCAGGAACGACTGACGACGAGTGGCAGATAACCGACCTCCTAGGCAACATTGAGCAGTATTGACCTCAGATTCTTAGGACAAGAGGAGGCCGGACATGACAGAACACCTGGAGAATCTACGCAATGAAGGCAGCGACGGTACGGAGCCGCTCCAAGAGGGCGGCTTTTTTGATGCCCTGTCGCGGATAAACGAACTGGAGTACGAGTGCGCCGCCCGTGACAAACAGCTCGAGAGTCTTCGCGGTAAGCTGCTGGACACGGAGATAGGCCGCCGCGCCGCGCTGATGGGAATCCCGCCGGAACGCGCGGGGCACATCGCAAGGCTGGCAAATCTGGACCGCGTTTTCGGCGACGACGGCGAACTGGACGACGACGCCCTCGGCGCGGCCATTGACGCCGTGCTGAGCGACGTACCGGAACTTAAAGGCGGCCGCGCAAACGGCGGAGCGTTCAACCCAAGAGGCGCGGCGATTAGCAAGTCAGAAGCCTATCGCCAGCAAATCAGCGACGCCAACGCCAAAGGCGACTTGCTTACCGTGGTGTCCCTAAAGCGAAAAGCCCGCAAGCTGGGCATATCTGTTTAAGAACCTGTGTTCATAGGTGGGGATGGCGGATTGGCGAGGCGATTTTTCGTCAATCTAGGAGGTGACGACGCCCGGGGGCCCCGCAAAGCCCGGTTTTGGCTTTGTGGGGTGGACTGAGCGTACCCGCAGTGGTACGCAAGGATGCTGTGTGCCGGTGGCACGCGTTTAGCATCCGAAGCGCCAGCGTAGGCGGAGGAACCGACGACCCGGGGACGGCCCCATAAAGCCCGGTTTTGGATTTATGGGGTGGACTGTGGAGGAAAATCGACCGCCAAGACGGCATTCCCATCCTATGAACACAGGTTCTAAGCCGCGGCGCGAAGCGCAAAACGGGTTCAGGGGCGTGCCCCTGATGGGGTGTGGGGCAACGCCCCATGGTTTTGATCTTACTAAGGAGAGATTGCATGAGGAATCCAATTTTTGGCGAGGCAAATTCTTTCAATACCACCCAGTATGTGGGCGAATTATTCACGGCGGACAGCGGCCGGACGCCGCTTCTGTCTATGACGGGCGGCACTACGGGCGGGCTGCGCACGGATAACGAGGAGTTTCCGACGGCTGTGCTGTTTAATTATCCCGACGCGAGACAGCCCAGTATTTCCGAGGACGACGCGGCCTGGGGGCCCAGTATCACGCACATCGCCAAGGAGCAGGAAACGAACGTCACGCAGATATTTCACGAGGCCGTGGGCGTGACGTACCAGAGGCTCTCGAATACCGGGCGGCTTGGCGGCGTTACGACGCTTATGAGCGAGAACGCCGCGGATAACGAGCTCGACTTCCAGATCGCGCACAAGCTCAAGGTGATGGCGCGGGATATCGAATTTACGTTTATAAACGGCCAGTACAGCAAGCGCGGAGATGTGTTCAGCGCGAACCAGTCACGCGGCCTGATCGCGGCCTGCGGCAATGTCAACGTTATTAACGCCGATGGAGACGCGCTTGCCAAGAGCCAACTGAGTGATTTGTTCCGGCAGATGGCCGACAACGGGGCATATTTTGACGACATGGTTATATTTGTTAACTCGCGTCAGAAAGCCGCGATCAGCGAGATATATTCCAACCAGCCGGGCTTCATGCTGCCCCAGAGCCGGGAGAAGGCCGGGGTCAACGTGCTGGAAATCGACAACGACTTCTTTAAGTGCGGCGTGGTGTACAGCAAGTTCGTGCCTCAGGACGTTGTGCTGATCGCCGATATCGCTCATATCGCGCCCGTGTTCCAGACTGTGCCGGGCAAGGGGCACTTGTTCCTGGAGGAACTTGCCAAGGTCGGTGCGTCAGACAGGTATCAACTTTACGCGCAGGTCGGGCTGGCGCACGGGCCGGCGTTCCTGCACGGGCTGATCCGCGGACTGGAGGTGTAGGCCATCATAGAACCATATACCGATGTGGAGTTCGCGGACGAGTTCTTTGTGCTGTACCTTGGGGACGAGGACACAGCCTGGGACGCTCTGAACGACGACGCCAAGGCCGCGCTGCTGATGCGCGCGACCTTGGCGATAGACCTGCTGGACAATATCAAGCGCGGGTTTAAGGGAGAAAAGACCAGCCAAACTCAGTTGCATGCCTTCCCGCGCGACGGTGAGGCATTCGTGCCGGAAAAAGTGCGGATGGCTTGCGCGCTGGAGGCTCTGGCGCTTGCCGACGAGGAGGGCGAAACGCGGCGCAAGCTCCGTCGGCAGGGGGTCAGCGGTATGTCCGTGGGGAACGCGTCCGAAAACTACCTTCGCTTCGGGCTGTTCGACAGCAATACGCGCAGCCGCGCACAGGTAGATTTCTCCGAAAGCCTCGCTTCTGGCGAGGCCTTCGGGCTCATGATGGAGTATCTGGATATCCGGGGGGTGTACGCGATACGATGATATTCGCTAACAAGCTGAACAGTACCTGCGTTCACAGAAAGCGGCTGGGCGCGGATGCTTACGGCGACTCGGCCTTTGCTGAGGGCGCCGTCATTCGCTGCAGGCGAGAAGACGTTAATCGCCTTGTGCTGGATCAGAATAGCCGGGAAGCCGTATCGTCGGCAAGGTTTTTCCTGGCCGACAAAGCGGAACCGGGTGATACGCTGGATGGAAAAATCGTAATCAGCGTGTCGGCTTTGACCGGAATGTTCGGCAAAGCGGAAGGATTTGAGGCGAACTGCGTATGAGTATACAGAGAATTGTACAGAGGCTGGAGAGCTACGGCGGAATGACAGCGGACGCTGCCGGTCTGGTCGAGCGCGGATTTACGGACGTCATGGCGACCGCCGCCGATAACTTTCGCCTGGAGGACATGATTCCTCACGAAATATCCACCGTGACATATCATGACGGAGCCGTTGTGACGCTTAGCGTGCCGGGCGTCTGGCGGCGCGCGCTTCATGAAAATCCGCGCTTTCACGGCTATAAGTTTCTGGAGCGCGCATGGCTGGAGCACAGGGGCGACATAGTCAGGTCTGTGGCCGACGAACTGAGCTATAGTAATATGCCTCTCAATCAGTAACACGCGTCGGGGTAAACAGCGGGAAATCTCCCGATTTCCCGCACCCCTCCTTTGTTACTGTTTCGAGGTCATATTACTATAGGCAGGAGGCGGAATTTTGCGGACGCTGAAAGAAGACTTGAAAACATTTATCGAGGTCGGGCTGGATGACTGTCCGCCCGTATTTCTGGACTATATGCCGGAAAACCAGGAAAGAGCCGTGCAGATCGTGGAGTACGGGGCTACGTCCCCTTACCTCCCCTTCGATTATGGCGTCTGGGGTCGGCGAGTGCAAGTTATAGCAAAGGATAAAGGCGCGCGCAAGGCCGAGGACATGGCGTACAAGCTCTATGAACTGCTTAACAGCGGCCTGAGCGAGGAAGAGCGCTTGCTGGAGCTTTGCAAGGGGCGCAGGGTAATCGCGAGGCCGCGCGAACTGCCGTTGTTTATCGCGAAGGACGGCGAGGCTTCGCTGTATGGGTTCAATGTTGTAATACACACGAACAGGAGGTAGGCTTATGGCCGAAAAAATTGCATTGCAAGGGTTCAGCAGGCTTAGGTTTTTCCCGATTAGCGACAATAATACCGAGGAATACGCCGTCGACACGGGCAGCTCGTTCCATGTACCGTGGGTGCAGGACATGACGCGCGAAAACGACACCTCTGAGGCTGCGATTTACGCCGACGACACGCTGTACCTTAACGTCAAGAACTGGAACGGCATCCGCTCGACCATCACGGTGGCCGAGCTTACCCTGGAGATGATGGGGCTGCTTGGGTTCGGCGACTATAACGAGACCACGCGCTCACTCGAGTGGAACCCGCAGGGTCGCAATCTCGAGTTTGGCGTAACATTCCGCTGCTTGCAGACAAACGGCAATTACCGCATGATGCGCATGTACAGCTTCAAGATTGACGAGGTGCGCGAAACTTCCATCCGTACCCGCGGCGACAATGTGGCCATCAACGCGTACCAGCTTATCGGCACGTTCGCGAACCGCGTAGTGGACGGCAGGCCAGGCGAGATACACGACGGTGACAACATGGAATGGCTGGACGATATACCGGCAGTGAAGGCGGTGTAGTATGGCGGACAAGACAAGGCTTTCAGTGCCCAAGGTCAGGAAGGTCTGCGGCTATGAAATCCGTAAAATGCCCATAGGCCGATATCTCGAAGCTATCGACGAAATAAGCGAATTTCCAAACGAGCTGATCGGCGCGTGCTTCCCTGACATGGAGCTTAAAGAGATCATCGAGCGTATGACGGCTTTTGACGAAAAGACGCTGCGCGCATGCATAGCCAACGTTTTCACAAGGGCGCCAAGACACGCGGTCGGATTTGTGGCAAAACTCACCGACATCGAAGCGGATAAGCTCCTGCATGACGAGAATATCGGCTTGGACGGGCTGGTAGACATTGTTGACGCGTTTATCGAGGTCAACAATCTGGGAAAGTTCTTAGCGGGTCTGACGGAGGTAAGTTTCAAGCTGCGCAAGGCCCGGACGGAGGAGACGCCTGGCTTCAAAGACTTATTGCGGCAGGTTTAAGCATAGGCATTGGCAAGCGCGAACTGCTGCGAGACTACTATTTTGACGAGATCGCCGAAATATTTCTTGAGTACGGCGCACTGCGCGGCATTGACGGCGACACTAACTCAGTTAGGGAAGTGACGGCCGAAAACTTCTTCACTTTTTAACAGAGGACAGGACAAATTTTGTAATATGCCTCTCAATCAGTAACATGCGTCGGGGTAAACAGCGGGAAATCTCCCGATTTCCCACACCACTCCCTTGTTACTGTTTCGAGGTCATATTACTATAACCCGAAAGGATGCGATAACATTAACTGTGTTTGTCAATAAAAAAGTGCAGTGAATATAAAGATAAAAGTACAGTACCTCCTGACAACAAATGGTATGTTGTAAGCCGTTCTTTTTTATGAATAAACTGTGTGTCGGAAAAAGCGG